GTTGATGTGATATCAGTGGGTGGCAGCGTAAGCTGCATAGTAGTGGAACTTTGTTCAGGTGAGGTTTCCAACTCAGCTTGATTAGTTGTATTATTATCAGCAGGTTTATAGTAAGATATAGAACTAACCCAAGCTCTATAAATTTAAATATGATAAAGAGAATTTGATGGGGTTGCCATCTACGCTTCTCATCCTAAATAGGACGCGTACTCTACTGCTTCACAAGATGTTATTATCATTACCATCTTATGAAGAAACTTCGAGTTCTTCATGTTTATAGAGATGTCGCTCTATATTACGTCCAGACTAAGTCGGGAACGTGAGTTGTAAGGCTATCTTCTCGAATCCAGAATAGATAAGTGTTCCTATTTTCATAAGACAATACCTTTCCAAATTGCTTAAAGATAACTTTCCTAATTTTCGATGTCCAAAAATTGAATGTTTCCTGATCATGCATACTTAATTCCGCATGAGCCATTCTAGCATTCTGTTCGAGAACACCAAAAACGTTTTCAGTTTTATGAATCCAATTAAAACATTCCAAAATGGAAGCTAATTTAAGTGGAGCAACATAAAGTCCGATTTGTGGTTCCAGTCTAAAACCTCTTTTCAGAAAACCACATTCCTGAAGTGGTTTGCACGGCAATTCTGACGTTGATTTAGTTTCATCCGTATAGATCATACCAATTTTCTTGAGGGAGAGAGTTATACTCTGTTGATTAAAATCACCTATTGTAGCTCCATCAATACTCAAAAGATTATCATCTCCGTATGAAACCATTCTCACATGCTTATTAAAATCTCCGTTTTTACAGATATCATAGTAAGCATATCGCATGACAATTGAGTTATACATAGAATTCATCACAGCTGTCAGGGGATTACCACTAGGTTGGCCATGATTTAATTTATACACATGATTTTTACATACATGAATCGAATTAATTGTGGCTTCCCAAAGTGCACGACGAACATTTCTATCTTCAACCTTGTAATCATCTTGGACTTCATAAAAAGATTCTATTACATCCAAGATTGACCACAAGATATCAATATGAAGTGTTCCGTCAAAATTAGAAAAATCACCAGCTATCATATTGTTTCCATAATCAAGCAGATAATGTGCTAATTTATCCCATTCTAACGATTGAGCTCGAATTCCAACGCATGATTCACTGTCAATACGATTTTCCATAAGTTGAGCAGTAAAGCTTAGAAAATATTTACGAAACGTCACCACGTAATCAATTGGAGCCATTGCAAAAACACGTGTTTTCTTAATAGCCACCTTTGCCACAGGTAGTGTTTCGTCCTTCAACGTATCAGCAAACATATAAGGAATCACTTTTCCAACTTCCATTTGTCTGATATCATCATCAATTTTACTTTTCAACTCTTTTCCTTTCAACGTGTCGAATTTCCATTCATCTTTTCCAAACCACTCTTGTTTTCCTTTGCCTTTGGTTGTCAGAGCATATGGATATCCAGCGGAAGTAGATCTATTAATGCCAGAAATGTAATTACTGTCATTACCTTGCACCGCTTCCTCAAATGATAATACCTTCATATTTGAGAATGAACATTCAGCCAACTTCTGTTTATAACTCAGAAGAGCTTTATTAAGAATGTCATCATCAATGAGTGGTGTATCCTTAAATTGTTTTTGGATACCTTTTCCCATAGGAGAATCTAATTCCAACCGAGAATCGATATAACTAGG